CAATTTCAACGGCAGTAGGTTTAGAGCGTAGAGCTAGAGTGGCTGGTTACAGAATCACTAAAGGATTCTTTAACGATACCAGCTCAAATCTAAACCAAATTATTGCAATATTTGGAGAAGCGAATACAGCGAACCAAGGGACTTTAGATACCGTAAAAAAAGAAGTCACCTCGGCTCAAGAAGCTGGAGAGCTTTATGGTTTTGGTAGTCCAATTCATCAAATTTTAAGAATTTTACGTCCCGCAAATTCACCAGGAGTTGGAGGAATACCTACGGTAGTTTTTCCTCAAGAAACGGCCAACGATTCAACCGCTACGGCGATAGAATGGACGGTGACTGGTAATGCTACAAAAAACGCAACACACACCTTAAAGGTCAATGGGAGGGATAATTTAGATTTTCAGACTTATGATTATTCAGTCGTAAAAGACGACACTCCAACTGTTATAGCGGCAAAGATTGCCCTGGCTGTTAACTCGGTTTTAGGTTCTGGATTTACAGCAACTTCAACCAGTGATGTGGTTACATTTACAACTAAATGGAAGGGAGCGACAAGCAAGGAGGGTAATATAGTGATAAGCAACGAAGGAGACGCATCTGGAGTTACTTATTCTGAAACAAACAGGACGGAAGGAGCTGGAACGGTAGATTTACTACCTAGCCTCGCTCAATTTGGATCAACTTGGTACACTTCTATAATTAATCCTTATATTGATAAGCTGGAAGCTTTTGAACAATTTAATGGTATACCCTATGGAACAACACCAACTGGAAGGTATAATCCGATTGATTTTAAACCTTCTTTAGCTTTTTTCGGTAGCACTTTAGATGATAAGGACGATTTGGTAGCAATAACAGGAGCCACGGATAGAATTAGTCAAGTTACCAACGTACTTTGCCCTGCTCCAAAATCAAATGGATGCACGTGGGAAGCTGCTTCAAATATGGTTGCAATATTCGCAAGAATAGCACAGGACACTCCTCAGTTAACTGTAAATAATCAAAGTTATCCAGATATGCCAACTCCTAATTCTGGAAATATTGGTGACATGTCAGACTATAATAACAGGGATCTCTTGGTTAAAAAGGGATGCTCAACTGTTATTTTGGAAAACGGGGCATATAAGGTTCAGGATTTAGTTACAACCTATCATCCAGAAGGAGAGGTTCCTTTGCAATATGCTTATCCTAGAAACTTAAATATCGACTTTAATGTTCGAGAAGGTTACGGGATTTTAGAAACTCTAAGCGTAAAAGATCACGTTATTATAGCAGACGATCAAGTTTCGGACGCTCAAAGAACTATTAAGCCTAGACAATGGCAAAGTATTTTGTCTGATTACTTTGAAGATTTAGCAACTAGGGCCTTGATTACTGATCCAGAATTTTCAAAAGAAAGTTGCTCAGTTCAAAGAGGAGAATCAAATCCAGATAGGTTTGAAACTTTTTTCAGATACAAAAGAACTGGGATTGCTAGAATAGAATCAACCACAGTGGAGGCTGGATTTTAATTAACCAATACAAAAAACAAAAACAAAATGGCAAAATACACAGGCGGAGACATTATAGAAATAACCTGCAACCACCCGACTTTAGGAAGCTTTAAATTTGCTACTAAATCAAACGAATCCTACACGCTTGATCCAGGAGGTTTTAGATCAAATGATGACGCAAACATGATTACTGGTGGAGGTGAATTTATCGATCAAGTCAATAGAGTCCGCTGGTCTTTTGAAGGACCTTTGCAAGCTGATTTTATTAGCAATAACGAGCTTTTAAATCTACCAAAATTGGCTGAAAATACAGATTTAGCCACGTGGACCTTTACACATATTTCTGGAATCACTTGGAGAGGTAGAGGGAAGTTTGTTGGAGATATACAAATCGATAGCAACACAGCTCAGTTAACAGCTAAGATTGCTGGAGGTGGTAAGTTAGAGCAGCTTTAAGAATAACGCCTTAGGCTTATTCCAGAGCAGCATAAAGAGTAAATTAATCAACGGCGGTATAAAAACCGTGTAACAACGGCGGTATAATAACCGCCATAATATCAAACCAATGAGCAAAGTAAGTAAAGAAGTTGCGTTTAAAGACGTAAAAAGTTATTTAGAAAAACATCTAAAAAAAGAATTTAGGCGAAAGCAAATGCCAGATTCTAAAATTTATGATGAATACGAGGACATGATTGAAGCCGTTGAAGATGGCTTGTTAATTATCGATTCAAAAGGAAAAGTCGAATATACTTTAAGATATCCTTTATTTACGGATAAAGAAGATTCCTCCCTGGCCATTAAAAAAGTTGAAATTAGAAGCAGGATTAAAGCTGCGGATAAGCACGTTTTAATGGACGGATTGGAAGTACAAAAAAAGTTAGGAACCTACACTTTGAGAATAATTGCCTATATAACCATGTTGCAAGAGGTGGATATTAAGGAATTAGAAAAGGATGATTTCGATACTTTAAATCAACTTTGCTCGGTTTTTTAGATGGGTGGCTAGCGGCTGCAAACATTGACGACATGATTAAATCGGTAGTTAATGAGCATCACTGGTCGCCTTCTATTATCGATCAAATGTACCTAGATCACTTAGATTATCATGGAATAGGTTATTGGTATGATAATGCAAAAGAAATGCATGATAAAATAAAAACACCTGGTAAATAATTACTGGGTGTTTTTTTTGTGGTTTGGTTTTAGTTTTTTTAATTTATCAATTATTGCAGTTGCTTTTTTAGGTGCATTTCTTAATACACATAAATAAAAACTTTTTTCTAATAATAGCCATTTTGAATCATCGGTTATTTTAATAGATATTTCATAAAATTCATTAATTATTTTATTCCAGTCATATCTTTTCATAGTGATATTTTTTAATTTCCCCTTATTCGGGGGTTTTAGATTTATAATATTTTAATTGTTGTATGTGAATTATAGTCAAAAGAGTTCCATTCTTTTTTGCCTGCATCTAATTCCATTCTAAAAGAATTTATTGAAATGTATTGAGAAAAATCTTTTCTAACAATATTAGTTAATTCTAATTCTGATAATTCTTTTGTTACTTTGTCAAAACTGCTTATAAATTGAACTTCCATAATGTTTATATTTTAAGTACACTACAAATATAAGATACTTATAAGCTTTACAAACTACTATTAACAAAACTTTAAGAATTACAGTTTGTAGCAACTAATAATAAACCCACAAAAACGATTTAATATAAATTTTTTCTTAAATTTGTAGCTATGTCCGCAACGATTAAAGCTCCCGTTATATTTACAGCAAATGATAAGCTGAGTCCTACTTTAAGACGAATGAGCGCCAACGTGCATGGCTTCGCTTCTAAAGCGTCCGTTGGTATTGCTAGGGTAGAGCATAGATTCAACAGGCTGTTAAGTCCTATACGAAGGGCGCAAGCTCAGCTAGGACAATTCGGCTTGGTTGCTGGTGGATTTTTAGCGTTTGCAGTTTTTAAAGGGATAACAAACTTCGAGGAAGGACTGGTTGGAGTTGGTAAAACCACGGGATTAACAGGCATAGAATTAAAGTCCTTAGGTTCTGATTTTATAGATCTCTCCGATAATATGCGAGGTGTCTCAACTCAATCACTTATAGAAGTTGGAAAAACTGCTGGACAGTTAGGCGTTAAAGGATCGGAAAATATTTTAAAATTTTCTGGCACAATGGCCAAACTAGAAAGTGCAACTGATGTAGCGGGAGAACAAGGTGCTTCCAGTATTGCTAGGCTATTAACAGTAACAGGAGAAGGTGTTGGAATAATAGATCAATTCGGTGCTGCTTTAGTAGGACTTGGTAACAACTCAGCGGCTACAGAGTCAGAAATTTTAAGCGTAGCCAGTGAAGTAGCAAGAGGGACCGCCGCTTATGGTTTGCAGGCTCAGGAAATATTAGGATTAGCAACTTCTTTAAAGTCTCTAGGTGTTAGACCAGAAGCAGCTGGAACCGCAGTTTCTAAGGTTTTTAAAGGTATTGAAAAGGCTACTTTAGAAGGTGGCGATAGCTTAGAAGCTTATGCAAAAATAATAGGAAAAACATCTAAGCAAGTAACCGAAGATTTTGGCAAAAGTCCTCAGAAATCATTTAATAGTTTTATAGGTGGTTTAAATAGAATATCAAACGAAGGAGGATCGGTCGCTCAGGCTTTAAGAAATGCGGGTTTAAGTGGGGAAACAGTATCTAAAGGAATAGTTCCATTGGCTACAAATTTTGAAATGCTTAATGAAAAAATGGCTTTATCATCTAATGAGTTCAATAAAAACACAGCATTAAATGATGAGTTTGAAACTTCGACAAAAACAGTAAATGTTGCAGTCAAAGACGTTGTTAAATCATTTACAAATTTAACACTAAAAACAGCTACAGCGGGGAGTGGTTTGGAAATTCTTAGAAGCGTTTTATTATTTGTTTCTGATAATATGTTAACTTTAGTTATTACAGCTGTCAGTTTAGCTGGAACAATGCTATTAGTTAAAGGAGCAATTATAGCCTCTAAGGTAGCCTTATTCGCTTATAATGTAGTTATGGGTGTTAATAGCGCAATAACACAAACAAACAAGAGGGCCTTAATACAGAACGCT